AAGCGTTGTTGACCAATTTTCTCCATGGTCTGGTATGTACTATTCATCAACGCTTGAATCTTGCGATCTTCTGTAGGAGTTAAACTAGCAATACCAGTGTAATCTTTATATGTTGCGTCATCAAACCATACATCAGCTGATTTACGTAAGCCTTGTATGTTAACTAGGAATCCTGCTTTCATATCTGCTAGACTAGTGCCTTCATAACTCGTATGGAATATGATACCAATCTTAGCACGTGCTATCTGTTGGCCGAGCTGGCTATCTACAGGTACAGCATAGGTAATAGTGTTAGGTGTGAATGTTAGACATTTCTCACCGCCAATCTCAGCAGTTTCTACCCCACCCTCTTTGAACAATAGGTCACCTTGGATGATCCTACCAATGCCTAGTTTCTTTAAATGTTGTAATGCACTAGCTAGGATCTCTACTAGCTCAGGTTGATCACCGTAGAACTTTTCAATGTCTCTTAATGTCTTGCAAACTTTAGGTTCTGCTTTAGCAAATACTGACTTGGTACCAACAAAAAACTTACCGTCTACAGGATCGGTACCACAGATGATCGCTGGACTACCGTCCCATTTAACCGTTAGTTTAGTCGTGGTACCTGTGCCTTCTGCTAGCATGCCGCGTAGGCTTTCAATATAGTCCAAGGCACTAACTGCACCAGCATAACCATTATTAAACACCAGATCTTCTAAATGCTCAAGATGTGTGTTCTTACTTTCTGTTAGCAAGAATTCTGGAGTTTGTTTTTTAATCTCAAATAATTTCATTTTAATCCAGCGGCCTTGTCTAATAATTTTTCTAGTGTTGGATTCGTATCTTTAATCAACGGTGCTTTGGTTCCTCTGGGAGTCATTGATTGCCATTCACCTCGATTATTAAGTGCATAGTCTTTTTTCTGATATCTGACTACAATGGGTTCTCTGTTTACTATTGTAAATCCAGGAACATTTATATTTGGAGTTATAGTTCCATCACGAGAAGCAGTTGGGGTATTAGAGACTTTAGATTGTGTTGGAATATTCTGTAAGTTATCTACGTCATTTTGTTGTTTACGTTCATAATCTTGTACTAAAGCAAGAATAAATTTTTTAACATCTGCTGGATTGTTGATATTTCCTGGTTGTATGGCTATATTGGGATTTTCAAAATATTCTCTAGCCCAAGGAATTATATCAGTCTGTCCTGTTTTACCTTTATATATATTCCAATCATCAAAGGCTTTACGCACTAATTCTTGTGTAAGTTGCATACCCAATGCTTGTTTACTATAAGCCCTGGCTCCTGATAAACTTTTAGTTTGCATAAACCCTTTTATGCCTGATCCTACTTGCTTGATAGTATCTACTATACCTTCTTCAAGTATTTCATTAATCTTCATCTTTGATTTTCCTGATACCGCGTGAGAATTTAGCAGGATCTTGGCCTTTGATAGCATTAAGAAGACGACGCTCAAGTTCAAGAGATTGTTCAGCATCATAGTTTTCATGGATATACTTGATTAGGTTAATAGCACCATTGATGATGTTATTGGCACGTGACTCTAGGAGGTTATCCTTGTCCTTGTGCGTGAGTAATTCGTCAAGCTCTATAAGTATGCTACGGGTGCGCTTCTGCACGATTGTTACTCCAATTTAGTATATTTATCTAAATGATTTCTAAATAAATTCGCTAAATTGTCTGCAATCATCTGATGTCCTTGTTGTGTTGGATGTAAATCATCAGACGAAATAATATTAGATCCATAGAATTCTGTAATTGATATTGTTGGATCCAATATCCAACAATTTTTGGTTTCTTCAAGCATGATTTTTAGGATCTCATATTCTTTTTTAAAATCATCAATTGAAATAAATTCTCGATCTAGATTGTCGTTGGTAAAATTATTAAGATTTTGACAATTAGTATAACATTCAGCTAGATCTATACCAGATTGCAAACAATAAAATCTTATTCCTAATTGTTTACAATGTAAATTCAAACTACTTAATAAGAATAAAAAATTTTTAAAGTACCAAAATTTATTATGCCAATTTAATAACAATTCTTTACAGATAACATTTGCAGAATCGGAACGATTATCATGTTGATTTAATAAAAATGTTTTGGCTTGCCCGTAATTATCTGCCCATTCAAATCTATATAATCCCGACCAAGCTACAATTAACACATCATATTGATTTAAATAAAGTTCTTCAAGGCTTCTACGGAAAATACTGTGATTTGAGCTTCCTGGCTGTGCGATGTTTTTATAATTATGTAGTAGTAATTTGGGCCATGATTTTTGATTTTGACTTAATCCGTGCCCAAAAGTAATACTATCACCATTGACTAAAATCATTCTACTTTTTTCAGACCTGCTAACATTGATTTTAGTTTATTGCTGTCTACATTCGCTTGTATTTTTGATGACTCTTCTATTGGGCTTACACTACTACCAGTTTTAATTTGACTCAAGATATTAGTAGCACCAACACCACGCAGGCCACTTTCTTGTGCTTCTTCACCTGGATCAGTGATACGTAAGGTTTCTAAATCATACTCTAGATCTACTTTCATGCCCACACCTGAACTACTACGTGTTTTCATAAGTTGTAGTTGATAACGACCACGCTCACGCATAGCACGTGAAGTAAAGATACCAAACACATTATCTGCTGTGTTGATCTTACTCAACCCACCTGCGATATGGCTATGATCAAATTCAATTTCTTCTACAGCACCACGATTAAGTTGTGAAGCAGTGATCATCAAGATATTAAGTTCTTTGGCCAGATTACGCAGTTCTTCTGACACATATTTGTCTTTAACAAACAAGTCATTTGGGCTGACTTTAGCACTCACAGGCATGACCAAGTCCAAGTAGTCTACCATGATAAAGTCTAGTCGTATGCCTGTCTGTATCTGTAGTTCTTTTAGATAACTACGGATTTGATTTACGTTTGACTGTGCTGGCATGTATTTGATCTGTAGTACGCCAGATTTCTTACCAGTCATCTTAACTTTTATTTCAACTGTGTCCAAGTCTTTAAATACTTCTTTAGTTGACACATTAGCTACCATACTATCCATACGCATGGCACATAGGCCTTCACTTAATTCTAGTGTTAAGAATACACCATTGAGTCCTTGTGTTACCCAATTGATCGCTATGTTCTGCATGAATAATGATTTACCACTACCAGATCCACCTGCAAAGATATTAAGTTCTCCACGATTCATGCCACCAAATAATCTTTTATCAAGGGTGGGCCAGCCAGTGCTGACTTGTCCGTTGTTAGATTTAATCGCCATAAGTCTAGCACGTGGATCTAAGAAATAGTCTGTGCCCATGTCTTTGGTTAATGATATTTGAACCGCGTCTTTGATCAGTTTTTCTACAGGATCATAATCACCCTTTTCTAGCAAGTCTGCTGATTTAAGGATCGCACGTTCAAGTTCATTCCTGCGAGTAAAGCCCTCAAACTCTGCCATGAACCAACTGTAGTGATCTTCTGTCAGATCTGGTACACGTTTAAGATCGACACCTGTGACTGCCTTGACTTGTTCATGGGTGGGCATGGCTTTATGATCATCAGTGTGGGTTTTAATAAACTTGGCCACTTCACGTAGACTGCGATCAAAGTTTTCTGCATTATAGATGTTCTGTACACGCACATAACTCTGTGCGTCTTCTAGCATCATTTCTAAAAATAGTTTCTGTAGTTCTGGGGAATATTCTTTGCTCATATATTTAATTATACAGTTTCTTTTTCATTAGTTCAATCTTGAGTTTACTCGTCTGTTTAGCATCTAAGATAGTTTTCAACACAAATAATTTACCATATTTTACTACTGCTTCATTTACGTCTTTACAAGTTTCCAACCACACAGGGTAACTTACCGTCCACCCATATTCTATAGCATTATTGATCATCTTAGCACCAGCACGGTCTCGATCTGCTACTACGATCACTTCCTTACCTAGACTTTCTATAATGTCTGCTTGTGTTTCATTACATTCATTATTTAATACTGCTACACCATCTATACTCATGGCATCAAATGGTCCTTCACAGACTATGACAAACTTACTGTCTGGCAGTTGATTGTTTATATTAAAAACAAAGTTGGGTTCATAGTTGCTATAGTATTTTGGTTTAACTCCATCAGTGACAGCACGGGCAGTATAACCAATGGTCCGACCTTGCCAGATAAATGGAATGATTATTCTCTTGTGTAGATTATATTGTTCTTGCTTGGTTGCGTAAAACGCATATTTGGTTATGTCAATTTTGCGTGACACGCAATATTCCAATGCTGGATAGACATAGTCTAATGCGACCAAATTCACAGCATCATCTGGTAAGTCACGAGCTTTGAACTCAATCTTTTCTTCTTCAGCTTCAGCTTTTACCTCTTCTGGCACAACCAATTCTCTGACTCGTATAGCTTCGATAACTAATCGTTTGATGTCAATGTCATCTGCACCTAGCCATTTTAGTAGTTTACGGAATTTGAATGTTAAATGACGTCCAGGTTGATAGCTGGCTTTGAAATTACAGTTGAAGCAATGGAAAGACACGCTACCATCTGGGTTAGCAGTCAATCCACCACGGCCGCGGGTATCTGCACTCTCACCATTATGTGGGCAACAGGGTGCGTTGAAGCTGGTCCACCCACTTGGAGTTGTCTTCTTCTTAACGGGTAAGATTGATCGTATAAAGTCGCTTATGATATTCAGCATATACAATATTATACACTGAACTTTTGATTAGAACAAGAGTTTAATAACCAATCTAAAATAGGTTTGTTGTTGAAGTTGTTACTGTGCCCGTATTGCTATTGTCTAATGTTACATTAGCACACAGCATTAGGTATTTAGTGTTGGTTAGTTTCTATACCAAATACTATCAGCACTTCTATAGACATATCTGAATGAGCTGACTATGATATTTGCGCCAGTGAATGTTGGTTGCACTGTACCAGTGCCTGCCGTGATAGTAAGTTTAGCATTTGCACTGAATGTAGCTACTTGTCCATCTACTGCTCCTACTGGCATGTTGATCGTAGCAAATAATCCTGTGCTGGTCACCAACAAGATATTATCAGACACAGTAGAACTCAGCGTATATACCCAGTTGTTGGATACCGTG